CAGCTGCCGCCCGGCGCGGCGAGCCACGAGCTGATCGCGGCGCTGAGCCAGACCACCTACAGCTTCCGCGGCGACCGCCTGCTGCTCGAGCCCAAGGAGCAGGTCAAGGCCCGGCTCGGCTACTCGCCCGACGACGCCGACGCCTTCGTCCTCACCTTCGCCCAGCCGGTCGCCGCCGGCAGCTCCGGTTCCGGTCCGCGCGGCCGTCCGGGCCGCGCCCTGGTCGAGTACGACGTGCTGAAGGGGTGGTAGGATCGGCCATGCGCACCGTTTCCCTGCTGTCGTTCGCCGTGCTCGCTCTTGCCGCCTGCTCGGGCCAGCCAGCCGAGCGGTGGGAGCGGCCCGACCACACGCCGGCCACCGCCGGCGAGACGAGTTACTGCCGCGAGGAGGCGCGCCGGCAGGGCGGCGCGCTCTATCCCGACCAGCCGCCCGACGACGCCGCCGGCACGCCGCGCCTGTCCGACGACCGGCGCTTCCCGGCCGAGCTCCGCTTCTACGCGCAATGCATGACGCGCACGGGCTTCGTGCGCGCGGCGGCGCGCTGAGACCGGTGCCGGGTCACGGCGCCGTCCCACCCAGCGACAGCGGCGACCTGAAGGTGCCCAGGCGATCATAGCCCTGGTAGCGGTCGCCCAGCGACGAGGCGCCGCCCAGCAGGCTCGCGCCGATGCCGAACGGCAGCGCCGCGGTCGTGCTGCCGGCCCTGAAATCGTCGAGAGCGGCCGCGCCGCCGGCGTTGGCAGCCTGCGCGCGATAGCCGTAGGCCCGGAGCGCGGCGTTGCTGCGGATCGCCTGGGCCTCGTAGTCGCCGGCGCGCGCGGTGTCGGCCTGGACGTCGAGCGGGCTGCCGCTGTTCACGTCGCCGCCCTGGCCCGCGAGCGCGGCGCGCTGCGAGCCCAGCATGGCGGCGGTCTTCAGCCGCTGGTTCTGCTCGTCGACCGCGCCCTGCTGCAGCGCCCGCTGCGCATTCCATTCGGCGATCTGCTGGTTGTTCCGCGCGACCTGTGCCTGGTAGTTCGCCAGGCCCGCCTGGGCCTGCGCGTTCTGCGCCTGCCCCAGCACGCTGGCGCCGGTGCCGAGCGCTCCCATCGCCAGCGACGCAATCGCCATGGTCTCAATGCCCATCGGCCTCTCCCTTCATGACGATGCGGCAGAACGGTTCGCCACGGGGCCCCATTGCCGTCGGCGGCTCGACCGTGAAGCCCAGCCACCGCGCCCAGCGCAGCGATTCGACGTAGGGCGCGTGGATCCAGTTCACCATCACGGGATGCTCGGTCCGCAGTTCTTCGATGCGGGCTTTGGTGAGCCGCAGGAACTCCTTCCGGTGCCGGTCGACCGGCATGCCGGTGATCAGCCACGGCGTGGCGTAGCCGCCCAGCAGGCAGTTGCTGCCGCAGCCGAGGATCGCCGCCACCTCGCCCGCGGCGAGATAGGCGTCGGCCCAGAGCGACCGCTCGAGGCTGAGGCGCAGGCCTTCTTCCTGGGTCACGCCATGCGCCGCGATCTCGCGCGCATCGCCCGGCCGCAGCACGATGGCGCGCGCATGCTCCATCGTCGCGGGCACCACCTCGATCGATGCGGGTGCGCAAGGGGTAGCGTGCGGGCTCTCGCGCATGTGAATGCGCTGCCGCCCGCCGGCGCCCTCGCTTCGCTGCGGGCGCCTAATCACCGGGGTTCACCTCCGGGATGAGATCGAGCACCGTCGCCGGCAGCGGATAGGCCTGCCGCACGAACACCCGCCCGTCGCGGTTCCATTCGCTCGGGATCGTCACCTGCCAGTCGCCGGTGTAGGGCGGCAGCGCCGTGCCCAGCGCGTCCTTCCACTGCTGCTTGACCTCGGCGGCGGACACCGTCGAGGTGCCGTCGGGTTTCTGGGTGCTGATCCCGACCATCAGCCCGCGGCTCTCCTTCACCCGCACCGTCACCTGGGCGATCTTCTTCATCTGCCCCTGCACCGTCGGCCCGCCCGCCTGCATCTCGAGGTTCAGGGTCTCCAGATCGCAGGTGTAGGGCAGCCCCACCACGACCTTGGAATAGCTGCCGTCGAGCACGATCTCCCCGCCGCTCACCAGCTGGCTCGGCACCACGTTGCCGTCGGCCAGGATCGCCACCGTCTTGCCTTCCAGGTGATCGAGCCCCGAGAAGGTGCCGACCGGCGCGCCGTCGTAGCTCAGGCCGCAATCGACGAACCACGCGTCGGCGATGGTCGGGAAGGTGCGCGGCATCATGCGCTCGAGGTAGCGCCTGGTGGTGCCGCCGCCCCCTGGACCGATGGTGCGGTTGACGATCAGGTAGACCGCATCCTCGTAGCCGCCGAAGCCGTCGGGCTCGGTGATGGTCGCGACCGATTCGACCGCGCCGTCGGTGACGTGCCGATGCCAGGCATAGACGTCCTGTTCGCGCATGTAGGTGAAGCCCAGCAGCAGGCCGTCGTCGCGCACGCCCCAGATGATCTGGAACGGCTCCTGGGCGAACGCCCATTCGACGATCTGGTGCGCGCCGGCGAAGTCGTACAGCAGGTGGCTCGACAGGATCGACATGTCGAAGCTCTGGTACTGGTCCTGGATGGCGTCGAACCGCAGCGCGCGCACCCGCGATCCCTTCTCCTGCACGAACAGCACGTCGTTGCCGGCCACGATCGGCGGCACATGGGACGTGCCGTGGAACGTCTGCGGCAGGGTGAAGCACGCCGCCGGCGTGAGCGCCGAGGAGGCCGGCCCCGGCCAGCAGCGCCATTCGGCGCCCGAGGTCATGATCAGCATGGACTGCCCGACCGGCACGAGATGGCGGATCTCGTCGACATGCCGGCCCGTCAGAGTCCGGGTGATGGCATCCGAATCGCGGGTCGGGCTGCTGACGTTCATGTTGTTGAACGCGCCGACGCAGGTGAACCACAGCGTCGTGGGCAGTGCCGTGGTGTCGCCGTAGGCCTGGCGCTGCAGGAAGTAGGCCGAGCAGCCGGGGTTCGCCGTGCCGCCGTCGTCGCTGCCGATGGTCAGCGCGAAGGTGGCGCCGTGGCCCGCCGTGTCGGAGGCGGCGATCAGGTAGAGCGAGTATTCGCCGCCGGCCACCAGTTCCCCGGCGGTGATGTTCACCGAGGTGATCGCGCCCGCCGCCACCGAGGGGGTGAGCGTGGCCTGCGGCTGCGGCACGCCGAGCAGGGTCACGCCCACGGTGGCATGCGCGGTGTAGCCCGAGCCGCCGGCCGCGACGGTGACGCCCGTCAGCGTGCGCTGGCCCGTGTCGGGATCGGGGTCGCTCCACTGCGGCAGCAGCACGGCGCCCGAGCCGCCGCCGTCGCTCACCTGAACATAGGCGTTGGCCGAGGCCTGCCTTGTGGTGTCGCCAAGCGTGGCCGTGGCGAGGGCGCTGCCGCTGAGGCCGAAGCTTACCGTGGTGACGGCCTTGCCGCCGTCGATCACGGTGCCGCTGGGCGAGGAATAGCCGGTGCCGCCGGCGGTGATCGTGATGCCGGTGAGCGTGCCGGTGCCGAACGGATTGCGGCTGCCGGGCGGGGTGTTGCCGACGTCGGGCGTGAAGCCGTTGTCGGTGAAGGCCGCCGCCCGGACCTGCGCCACCCAGCCGTAGATCGAGCCCGAGAGCTTGTAGACGTTGTAGTTGGTGCAGCCCGGCACGGCAGTCCAGGTCCAGGCGCCCGCGCTCGCGGCGTTCGCGCCCACCCCGGCGGATGGCAGGCTCTCCTCGCCGGTCGAGTCGTTGATCGCCGTCACCTGGATGACCGCGGCCGAGCCCGAGGCGACCGCGGCCAGCCCGCTCGGCGGCGGCGTCGAGGGCTGGAAGGTGATCGGCTGCAGCAGCCAGTTGGCATGACCCGAGCGGGTGAGCTTGCGCACCGCATAGGCCGGGTGCGTCAAGGTCATGGTGTCGGCCGACTGCACGACCTTGAGCAGCGGCAGGTCGACGGCGGCGTAGGGCGTGGCGAGGGTGACGCGCACCCCGGGCCTGCTCTCGACGAAGCCCCAGCCGATGCCGTCGAACATCGCCACCTGCAGGGTCCGCTCGCCGAACACCAGGATGTAGGTCTGGCCAGCCGGCAGCGTGCGGAAGCTGAACGGGATCAGGCGGTGGCGCACCGTGCTGTCGTCGACCTCGCCGATGAAGCGCGTGCCGGGACGGTTGGAGGCGCCGCCATGGGCGTGGACGATCCAGTTGAGCAGCGTGCGGCAGCCCACCCGGAACTTGGCGAGATCGACCCGGCCATAGAGGAACGGGCTGAGCTCGCCGGCGGCGAACGACGGCTGGAGGACGGGGATCGCGGTCACGCGGCGACCTCCGGCACGAAGCCGCGCGCCTGCAGCGCCGCGGGCAGCCAGGGCCGGGCGAGCGCGCTGCCTTCGTTGGCCATGTCCGCGCCGGCGCGCTGCAACGCCGCCTGCCAGAGCTGGGTGAGGGTGCGCACGCGGTCGTCCTTGCCGGTCAGCTCGAAGCAGATCCGCGCCGCCAGGCCCCAGGTCATGGCATCGGCGAAGCCCGCGTCCCAGCGTACCGGATCGGCGACCTGCGCGGTGTAGATCGCCGCGACCGGCGCCGCCTGGGTCAGCAGCACGGTGACGAAGGCGCCGGTCGCGTCACGGTCGGCGGCGACCTCGCAGAACGTCTCGGGCAGCGCCGGCAGCGGCACGTCGTTCAGGCGCCGCAGCCGGAGGCAATCGCTCGGCAGCGCGTACTTGTGCCGCCAGCGCGCCGGCGGATTGGCAAGCTCGGCGAGCTGCGCGGTCAGCCGCGCGAAGTTCCAGTCGAAGGCGCGCAAGGCGGCGTCGCGCACCAGGGCGAAGTGCGTCAGGCACGCGGTCGCTTCCGGCGAGCCTTCGTCGATCGCGCTGATCTTGGAGCGCGTGCCGCAGTGGGAGAGCGCGGCGTTGCAGATGTCGGTGATCGAGGCCATCGGGCGCCTTCCGAGCGCGAAGCGCACAAAGAGACACGGTGAGGAGACACCCCTCTCCCCGAAGGGAGAGGGGTGTGGACGTCACGCCACGTAGCCGCGGGCGTACACGGGCTGGACGTCCAGCGACGGCACCAACGCCGCCTTCAGGGCGCCGGCGGTCATCGCCGCCGTGCCGATCGCGTAGTTCAGGCGCACGAAGCGCAGCGTCCCGCCGGGCAGCTCGCCGGGCAGGAACTTGTAGCCCTGCACCAGCGCGGCGACCGGGATCGCGTCGGACTGCGCCAGCGTCGACCACGCGCCGGGCGCGCCCGAGCCGTTGTCGGGCGCGGTCTGGAACTGCACCTGCAGGGTGGCGGAGCCGCCCGAAGTGAAGGCGGTGACGACCTCGCACAGCAGCGCGAGCTGGTCGGTTGCCGCGCCGCCGATGTCGCGGGCGATGCCGAGGTCGACGATGTTGGTCGAGGCTGTCGAGCCGATGCTGGTCGGGCTGTCGCCGGCGTCGGCCGAGAACTGGTTCTGCTTGTCGATGAGCATGATCGAATTCCTCTTTGCTGGGAGCGCGCCACTCCAGTGGCGCTCATGGCCTTCTCATTGGCACGGCGCGGGGCCGGCGCTTCGGTCGCTGCGCTCCCCTGCAGCGCCTTACCCCGCCCGAACAATGAGCCGGACGTGACTACGTCACGTTGGGCTCATTGTTCGTGATCTGGTCGCAGATCCGGATCGGGATGCCGCGGAACGCCGTGTAGGGCTTGGAATCGCGCGTCTCGATGGTCAGGAAGTTGTTGGCCTTGGCCATCGCCTGGATGTCGAGCGCGGCCCGCACCGTGCGATTGCAGTAGAAGACCGTGTTGACCTGGCCCGGCCTGGTGCCGCCGGGCGGCGGGCTCGAGCCGGCCGCCGAGACGAACGGCAGCTTGTTGACCGCCGCGATCAGCGTGTTGACGAGGTTCGAGGTCGTCACCGCGCCCGCCGTCACGTTGACGTTGGCGATGCGCACCACGAAGCGCCAGTCGCGCACCGTCAGCCCGCAGTCCCATTTGAAGTGGGTGCGATAGCCCTGGTAGACGTTGTTGTTGGCGTCGGTCAGCGGCACCTCGCCCATGTCGCGCACCTGGAGGCCGGCCTTGCTGCCCTTGGGGAACAGGCCGTGGCAGGTGTTCTGGCCCCAGCCGACCAGCCAGATCGAGGTGTTGGTGTTGGAGCTGCCGCCGGCATTGACGATGTTGCCGCCGTTCGGCGCGCCGAGCGCGGTGAAACGCGGTGCCAGCCCGGTGAAGCGCTCGGCGTTGCTCGCCGTGTTGCCGTAGATCACCGTGCCCTGCATGGTCTGGTTCATGCCCTCGATGAAGGCCAT